CTAACGGCAAGAAAGCCTATCGGTACGCTACAGAGGGCTACGAGACTACGCGCGGGGATGCTATTGTCGGAGAGGTTACCGTAGGAGATGCGATCCTACAGACGATGGGCTTTGCCCCCTCTAAGTTCCGTGCTGAGCAGGACAAGCTAGCGAGAGACCGCCGCGTAACTACCGGTGTTGGCGGTATGCGTAAAGGGCTGCTAGATCGGTTTGCTTTTGCCCATAACAACGGGGACGAGGCAGGTAAAGAGCAAGTAATAGAGGACATACGAGAGTTCAACCAGAAGCACGGCAACGTGGCAATAAAAGCCGAGACCCTACGCCAGTCTATTAAAACGCGCGCTAGAGGCTCTGCGATAGCAGAACAACTCGGTGGTAACGTGGCAGACCGTAGGTTTATCCAGTCCCTACTAGAATCAAGAAGGCAGTACGGGGACAGATTGTACGAAGATGAGTAACGCGCATAAAAAAGCCCCCAACTAGTGGGGGCTAAGCTCTCTATGACTAGGGAGAATGATGAGCTACTATAGTACCAGCAAGCTCCATACAACTCCATACAACTCCATACAGTTACTAGCGGTTACGCCAGACTCTAACACCGTACCGCCCCTTATCAACACAAACTCGTTTTACTAAATCTTTATGGGCTATGCCACTGGCAGCTACTATGTCGCGCATAGCCTGTTTCGTGTTTACGCAAGGCACAAAGACCGACGTACCGACTACAAACTCGTCCCAATCTATCACTATGCGCACCCCGTCAGGGGATATATCAGTACTCTTAAACCGCATCAGCGCCTTCTGCTTGCGCTACAGGGTCTAGGTTTAGCGTGCACTCGATTACATGCGTCGTGCCTATGTCCATCTTAGTACCCTTACCCATCTTCTTTTTAGAGTACTTACCGTCCATGTGCTCAAAGATTAAACCTTTGATCTGGCTTTCAACATACTTGCGATCAGCTAGCCATTTCTTAAACGGGGGTAGACGTATAAACAGTTTCCCTACGTCCGTCTCGTGCCGCGCTACAAATCTAAAGTTAGGCATGTCCTGCATATCTGGCCTAATTATGTTTTGTAGTTCTGGGTCTCTAGCGTCCGCAGAGCTAGTAATACGTAGTATAGAGCGGGCGTTGTCCATGTAGAACTGCGAGATCAAGTCGTGTATATCCAAATCCATCTCTTTAAGATCGGCTCTTTGGCTACGTATAAGCTCAATTACCCACTTCCACAGATTGTCTAAGTCCCAGTCTATAAGACCTATTTCTTTAGCTATAACACATCCCGCATACACAGTAGCTCCCTGTGCTATCCAGAACCGTTCGTGGGCTTCGGCTCTTAATTTGACAACAAGATCGGAGCGGGTATTAAGAACGAGTTGTTTAACCGAAGCCTTGTTTCGCATAACGTGTTGCATAAATATCGGCCCTGCATGGCCGTAGTTTGCGGCTAACTGGTCGTTTAAGTCATTCGCTCGTAGCGTATCTTTGGGTCCGCTCAGTAGTTTTGTAGCGTGATAACTGACTACTCGCGCTGCTTCGCCTTTTGGCGACGACCGATACTCCCCCGCTGTGTCGGTTAAACTGCTATTGCCACTAGTGCCGCTGTTTAATGACCACGGTTCTCCCCTGTACCGCTCGGCGTTCTCGCCCTTGCCACTCATACGGTTTCTTTGCATGCCGTCACTAATGGAGTAACAGAAATCACTAGCAGGTTCGGGCTTAAAGTTAGACACCTCATCAATGTACAGAGGCAGATTTTTTACTACTTCGGCACGGTTCCAAGCCGAGTTAGCTGTGTCCTTACCGATTAACACTATTTTCTTGTGGTTGCCCCACACCGACGCGCCGCCCCACATACCTGTGGTTTTACCTATGCCTGTCTCAGGACTGTTAAGGTTATAGATACAGCCTGCTATGCCCGACATGAACTCCATCAGTGGAGAACCAAACGAAAGCCCAAACATGTATTGATGCTGTTCAAATCCCTTTTGCCCGTAAAATTTAGCTGACTCTTTCCAACTCTCTAGCGTGCCTTTCTTGCCGAACATGGACATATACTGAGCGGTGCGTGACCCTGCGGGATTGCGTTCTATACGGTTAGCGAATATTTCTTGGTCCCCAATTACAAAAGACTTCTCATCTTCCGACCAACCAAACTGCGACTTAACTTTAATCGGTGGCCCTTCGGGCTTAAGTTTAGTAATCCAAGCAGCTATGTACTCCATAAGTTCTCTCTGTGTACTGGGCATCACTAGCACGTCGTTAGCGTTCATCGTGCCGCGAAAAGTTTCGGTAGACATTAAGTCTTTCTGAGACGCTACGAACGTACGTTCGCCTTCAAAATCACTCGTATGGCCTATCTCGTAGCACGGGCCGTCTATGTCTATCATCCGCTTCTTCACATACAAGTTGTCAGGACATAGGACTTTTTCTTCGCGGTTACCGTCTTTGTCGTGCGATATTCTTGCTACCCCACCGCCTTCTGGGCGTGCATACCCCGGCGGGTACTCGGGTATCTTAATCTTTTCTAGTACAGATTCTTTCTTAGGTTTGCTTGGCGGTATATCACCGTTGTCGGCATTACTAGGTGCGCTAACAACTTCTTCTGCGCGCTCAGCGTGAGCTTCTTCTGGTTCGTCGTAGCCACGTACTTCTACTTCATTACTTTCGGCTAGCTTGAGTTCTCGGCATAGCGTAATAGGGCTTTTTATCTTGCCGTTGTTTGGGCATCCTTCACATAGGCCGGGACAGTCATTGTCGAAAGTAGTGCATAGGTGCGGGTAGTCAATAGACGCCGCTATCTTTTCAGTTTCATCAGGGCTGTACTCGCTGTACCCCTTTGATATTAAATGTATTGCCGGTTGCTTTACCACACCGTCTGTGTCGCACCGCTTCGCTATAGAAAGGGCATGAGTCCACTCTGGGTAGGTAAGCTCGTCTGCTTTACGTACAGCCTTTTCTATATGCGCACAGCCTTTACCTTGGGCCGTCTTCGTTAGTATGTTAGCAAACTTGTAGGTGTACTTGTTCTCCCCGCCTTTTGCGTTAGCCATGTCCGCAATATCTGCGTTTGTATAGTCTCTCGGGGAGAGTACTGGTATCAAAGTTGTAGGCAACTTAGCCGCAAACTCTTGTAAAACTACCGACTTACCTAAAACAATTATATTGGTGTCTTTTGGTGGAGAATCTTTAAAGTTACGTGTATTAGGTACGCGCAGTAGCCTAGCTGCATCCGCAGTTACAACGGCGTCAATATGCAACCCGTCCTGTAAACACGTAGCCTTTAAGCCTCTAGCAACAGGTAACCACTCTTCGCGCGTGTAAGATTTATCTAGCGACCAGTACACATGTAGTCCACGCCCTGAGTTCACCACAGTAGGACGAGATATGTCGTACTTCTTGTACCAAGTTTTTAATGCAATAAGTGCATCTTGTTGCGTGCTGTAAGGCTTACCTTTGCCACAATCTAAATCGAGAAACAGTGCCTTTAGTCCGCGCACGTTTTGCGCAGTACGGCCCTCATTTGCATCTAAGAACACACCTAATGCAAAGTAAGAATCGCGCCCCTCTTCGTCAAAATTATTTGCAGTCTCAATAGCAGCGTCTAACGAATCGTAGAACTTTTCTTTTATAGGTTTGTTCTTTGCGATTCCCGCTACGTGGTAAAATCCCTCATCACTCAACACCGTACTTAAGAACTGTTTGGTGTCCGTCATCATTATTTAATCCAAATCAAAGAGAGTTACAGGTGCCCGAAGGCACCCGCTTATTATTAGTCATCAAACTCATCTAGCAAAGAAGCTAGGTCAACATCGGGTTTGGGGGCATCTTGTTTCTTTTTAGAAACTTTAACTTTAGGTTCTTCGACAACCTCTTCTTCTACAGGCTTTGCATCGGTGTCGAACACGGCATCGAGATTTTCTGTGCTAGCGGCAAAGCCGCTTTGGGTAAACCCTTCTTGAGTTTCAAAAGGCGAAGCCGCAGAGTACTCTTTGTACTTTATAACTTGTATCGCACGCAAGCGTAAAGATACACCATTACCCATACTTCCGTTATAAGAAACTAATTCCACAAACACATTTACAGTGCTGCCTGAAGTAAGCTGGAACTCGCTATCTAACGGAGTATTGTTAGCGTCGTAATGCTTAGGTGGGTTTGTTGGTCTGCCATCGAACGAAGCAGGTAACTTAGCTTTACCCACAAACATTTTTTCGTCAGTCTTTGTAAAGGGCATTGTTAGCGCGGGCCATGAGTCTTCTTTGCTTTCGTCATAAGCTTCAGACATAGCGGTAAAAAGATCTTTAGCTTGAGCCGATGTCATTTTAAAATTGACTTGGTACGTAGCTCCTTGGGCAGTAGCCAAGCATGGAACGCTTGCTCCCTGTTTGTTTTCCCACCCTGCCGATCAAAATGATAGGGCTGATCTAGCTTTGGGTAAAGGGCTTCCACATTGTTTAACATGTAAGTTGGTTTAGACATATCTGCACTCTCTTTAAGGTTTTTAAAATAGCATTAGCCGATAAAGGCTAAGTTATGGTTCAGGTACTACGGTTACTACAAACTTCTTACGTACACCCCATCGCCTTTTACGGTACTAAATACGTTGTCCATGCTAGGGCCATCGTCTACGTAGGGCTTTGGGCTAAAAGTAATCAATCTTTTAGTCTTGGGGTCTTTCTGTACATCTTTCACTACTCCAGTTTCGGCGTCAGTTAACACTCGGGAAGGTCTAAAGCACAGCTTAGGCGTACTGCTATCTTTATCGAAACTTAATTCTGTCAGGATCATGGACAGTAACGCGCCTTGATCTTCAATTAGCTTCGCGTACGTCTGTAGGCCCTTCTTTTTATTATCTTTAGCGAACACACTTGTTGCAGGTAAAGATAGTTGGCAAACTTGGTTGGGCTGTAGAACCCCATCTTTATTAGCTAGCATTACAGCAAGACGTTGCTGATACCTACACGCTTTGGAAGAACCGTTACCCGAACCCCTAATATCTTGGGGGCAATTTAAGCACGCAGACGCCTGTCTACTATCTACTGGCACTTGTATAGCGGGGCGGCCCCCTCCTGCATCCGTAGACCAACACGTAGGTGCTTTACTCTGCCCGTCCGTATAAGCTTCTGAGTAATACATACGTGATAAAGGCGCAGCTTTTAGGATAACAATTTTAAGAGGGTCGTCTCCTAGCTCTACTGTTGCCTCCCCCGTCACACGAAACAAACTTTCACGAATACTCAAACGCAGTATTGTAGACGTTTCTTCTGGATCGAGAACTGCAACATCTGCCGTAGGCTCAATAACTTTAGGCGCAATAACTTCGGGCTTAAGTTCAGCAAGTAAGGCTTCAAAGGGGTCTACGTCACCCGAGCTATCGGTCATACGTCTTCGTCCTCGTCGAACGCTAGCTCTAGCTGTTCTGTAATTTGCCCAGAACTTTCTTCGGGGGCTTCTTGTTTTAACGCTTCAATTACAGCCGGAATACTAAAGCGGTAGGTGTAGCCCACTTTTATGTAGGTATTTTTTGGTATCAAACCCTTGTTTACCCACTGTCGAATCGTGCTCACCTTTACAGAAAGATGTTCTGCAACTTCTTCCACGGGGACGTAATTTTCTAAGCCAGTCATTTTTTTCTCCGTACGGTTATGGTGTACTCGTTGTCTGCGTTTAATCCGGGGGGATGTAGGTCAGGGTTTTCTTCAAGAAACTGCCGCATATTACCTTGGCTAATTCGTTTCTCCAGTAGGTCTACCACTTCGTTTTCTACGATAAACTTATTCATGGCTTCCCAATCGCTAGTCCAAAAACGTTTCTTCTGGGTGCGCCAGAACGTACCAGAAGCGGTCTTAACAGATTCGATTCCAGTAGCCTTGCAATGTTCTAGTAACGCCGCCTTAAGTGTATCTAATTTAGCGTTAAGCTCTTTTTCTCTGGCAGTAAATTCAGTAGCTAACTCTGCCTTCTTGTCTCGAATCTTTACGTACACCGAAACGAGGCGGTCAAGGTCCGTCACAACAGCGTCTGTCATGTCATCATACTCCATCTATAGTTATGTTTTATGTAATATAGTGCAGTTTAGCTTATAGTTCAAGTATATCTTGATATAAATCTATCATTTTTGTATGTACGTTAATCCGTTGGTCTAGCATCTTATATATGTGTCTCTCTACCTTAGAGCCTTCTAACTGAACTACTGTACACGGGTGCTTTTGCCCCGATCTGTGTACGCGCGCGTTAGCTTGGGCGTAAGTTTCTAGCGAAGAGGTTGGCCCCCACCATACGATTGTATTCGCCGCAGTAAGTGTCACGCCATGCGCAGCAGCTTGCGGTTGTATAATAAGTACTCGGGGGTCGTTAGTTTCTTGGAACTCTTTAAAGATAGCAGTACGTTTGTTGGCGCTTACCTCACCGGATACAACAGCAGTTGTAATGCCATCTTTGGCTAATTTCTCTTTGAGGATACCAATGACGTGTTTGAATGGCACAAAGATAAGTACCTTCTGACTAGACTCATCTATTACTTCCCGTAGAACTTTGTATCGGTTCTTAACGTCAAACTCTATAGTCTCGCCAGTATCCGTATAGACCGCGCCACATGATATCTGTAACAGCTTGTTCATGTTGACCGCTGCGTTAGCCGCAGTTATTTGTTCCCCATCCGCAATAGCCATCATTTGTTTGCGCAAGAGGTCGTAGTATTTCTTCTGTTGTGCGGTTAATGCCACTTCGCGTTTAACATAGGTCATGTCTGGCAGGTCAAGACACTGTTCTTTAGTGAAACGTATTGCAGGTTGCAGCGCGTTGTACACCGTATCAGTAGCGGTCGGCTTAGGTGCCCACTTAAACTGCGTCACCTTGTGCATTACCATCTCGCGGAAAGCTCCAAAGAACCTAGGCACCCCTTTAGGGTTAACAAGTTTGGCTAGCCCATACGCATCCACGGGTGACTGTGCGGCAGGAGTACCGGTCATCAACCATAACCACGTCTCTGGTTTTAACACACTAGCTAGCACCTTCCATCGTTTAGACTGTGCGTTCTTGTAGTGGGTTGCCTCGTCCACAATAATAAGATCAAACCCGCCTTCAGCTACTTCGTCTCGTACTATCTCTACACCGTCGTAGTTAATGATGACGAACTCAGCATCACCGTTGATTATCTCACGACGTTTATTTTTACTCCCATGTGCGATATCCACTGTGCGGTGCATAGCAAAGTTAAACAAGTCCGCACGCCACGCAGAGTCCATAATGGACAAGGGACATATAATCAAGACACGTTTCACTAACTTCTGTGTCATTAAGAAATCGGCAGCCCAGATAGCAGAAGCTGTTTTACCTGTACCTTGCTCGTTAAAGCAAAAGGCTCGGCGGTTCATAGTCATAAAAGACGCGGTAGTTTTTTGATGCTCAAAAGGTTTATACCGACCGGGCCAGTCGTACATACCCATAATAGGTGAGGGCACGTCCTTTACGTTTAGGTTCCTAAGTACGCGCGCCTCGTCTACACCCCACTTAACTAGCACTTCGGTGTCGCTTATAGTCTTACTTGTCGGTATTGCTGTTGTGATTTTAGCGGGGTTGCGAAGCCGCAGGAGCAAGCCCCGTCCGTCTATTATTCTCATCATTCTCGCCTGTAGTTACTTCTTCTAGGATGTTTTCTTTTTCTTTTTATAGTTTCGAGCGCGGTTCTTACTGCGGCTCTCTACAGTCACGCCGTCCTTGTTACTACCACCTTTGCTTAGAGCTTTCTTGTGGCTAACGTCTTTGCCTTCGCGTTTGTCGGCTTTGCCGTTCTTGTTAGCGTCCTTACCTTCTTTATCCATCTTACGTCGAGCGCGTTGGCGTTCCATACGAGCCTTAAACTCAGGGCTATCGACGGGTTTGTTCTTCTGCTTAGGTCTATCTTTTGGATTCTTGTACGGCATCGTGTCACCTCTTACCGTTATGTGGGCACTCTAGTACCACACACCATGCGCGGCAAAGCCCTGTGGGTTTAGCATTCCAAGTATCTACCTCAAACGCTTTCTCTAGCTTACCGTACTCGCCAAGCCACTTCTTCCATAAGTCCGGTTCGTTCTCTATGGTGTACGTCTCTTTGATAAACGCGTTACACACCACGAATAGCAGACCACTCTTTACTACCTTTACTTCTGGGAAGTGCTTAAACGTAGCTAACGCCATCAACTCAAGCTGTCCCTTGTCCGCATACTTCGCAGACTTACCGGTCTTGTAGTCGAATATCTTAGCTACACCGGCTTCTCTATCTAATATCGTAAGGTCGGAAACGCCCCTAAACCATACGTTGTCATCAAAGAATCCGCATGGCTCAAGGTTCTCGGTCAGCCCCATCTTAAACTCGCAGAGCTTCTCGCCTTTCATGTTTTTAAGTTTGTCTAGCGCAGTTAGCGCGTAGTCAAACCTTGGATCTAACTCTTTGACATCACCTCGTACGTAGTGCTCAGCAGCTTCGTGAAACTCGTTACCGTACAGTATGGCTTCGGTGTTAAAGTCTTCTTTGTAATCCTTCAGTACTTTGGTGTGGTAATACTTCTTGGGGCATTGGTCGAACGTCTTTATGCTGCTAAATGACCATGTGGGTTTACCCATGCGGTACATTCTCCATAGTTTTTTCCGATCTCCACGTCACCACGCACCGGAAGGCCCTGTGCCCAATCGGGGGTGTGTCGCATACATGAGTCAACATAGGCCGCAGCTTCGTCAACTTCGCTATCTGAAACACAGCATACCACAGAGTCATGGACAGTAAGAAGTATGGGATACTTCTTTGAAATCATTAGCATTTGATCCGACATTACACAACGGGCGATGCCTTGGCAGACGTTCTCTATAACCTTACCGCCGTAAATGTTTACCCTACCCCTGCGCGTCTTGTATGAAAACTGTAAGCCCATCTCCCCTTCTTCGGCCTTCAAGTCTTCGTACCGCATGATGAGTCCAGAGGGCAGGCGCATACCATTAACTTCTGGTAACACCTTTAACACCCCGGCCTTACCTACACCATACCGTTCACCTTGGTACATGCCCATTAGACCGTTCTGTGCGTCACGCCACAACTGAGAGATACTAGCGTTAGCACTACGGTAGACACGTATGATGCGCTTACATTCTTCTTCCTCTACCTCGACGCCCATACCCTTTAGCTGATCGCGGAACTTAACCGCACCCATACCATAACCCGCGCCTAGGATCGTGGTCTTGCCAATGAACCGTTGCGAGCCGTCTATCTCGTCTACCTTCTTGTTATAGATGGTAGCTGCCATCTTTTTGTATACGTCTTCACCGTTCTCAAACGATCTAACTAGGTCAGCTTGTCCTGCTAACCAAGCTAAGACGCGGGCCTCTATCTGCGCAGAGTCAGCTTCGATCAAGGTGTAGCCTTCAGGGGCGCAAATACATGATTTCAATACCTTGGCATTTGGTCCGCGTGAGGGTAAGTTCTGTAGGTTTATCTTGTCGGAACCGCCCCACCTGCCTGTATGCGCAGCGTAGTACCGAATCGGTACGGGCATAGTCCCGCGTATCCCTATACCAATGAACCGCTCAGTGCGTGTCTCTTCTAGTGTACTCTTCAAACCTATTCGTGCAGCTACTAGGGCTTGCACTCGCGCATCGTCGTGTTCCTGTAGTGCCTTAAACGCCTCGTCACTCTTGGCAAAAGCAAACGCTTCCTTGCCTGTACGTAAACTCGTTTTCATTGGTGGCACAACGCCCAGCGACTCAAGTGCTTTAGCAAACTTGGGATTGGACATTAATTCTTCTTTCTCTATGCCGCACTCCTCTAATAGCTTTTCTTTCTGTTCTTTCAGCGTATCTAAGTGGTCTTCTAGCCTACCTACATCTAACTCCAAAGCGGGGTCGATGAACATGCGCAGCGTCATGTCTATTACTTTTAGTTCTTTCTTCGGGAATACTTTTAAGAATATCTCGAATAACTGATAGGTAAGCTCAACGTCTTGTATGCAGTAGTCGCCGTAACGCTCTAGTTCTTCGTCAGTAAAGTCGGCGCGGTTCTTACCGAGGGCAAGTATTACTTCGTTGCCTTTCTCACCGATCTCATACATGTCGGCCAAGTACTTAAGCGAGCCACCAACTTCCGTACCGTGGAGTGCGCGCGCCATACATAACGTATCAAGATATAGCTTAGGGTGAATATCAAACAGCCAACTAAGAATAGAGCCATCAAACAAAGTATTATGGGCAAGAACAGCAGAACCTTCCCAATCGTAATTAGCGTGTAAGTATTTTTTAACCGCATCGAATGACCCGCTTATCCAATCTGTTTCACCGTTGTTTACCTTGACTGCTAGTCCTATAACCTCGAACTCAGAACTGCGTACGTAATGTTCGGTCGTTAACTTAGTTAGAGAAAACGTCTTGTCGTAGTACGTCTCGAAGTCTACTGTTATTATATTCACTTTATGTTAACCCCATCTTTATACTCGTCTCTATACCCAAACCAAAAACCAGCGATTAGGTTTAATGCGTCCACATGCTTTTGGATAGCAACTTTATCTTCCTCAGCGTCAGTAGAGAAAAAGTTTTGCGGCTTCCCGTTTTTTGCATCTTCTAGCATTGTTTCTGTGCTTTCGAGGAGGCTAATTAAGGAGTATTTAGCGGCGGCATGGCATTGTTCATCGTCAAGGCAAACACGTTGCACCGTGTAAATTTGCCCTTCGGCTACCTCTACGTGCATACCGGGAGCTAACCCATTATGCTCTCCCGAAAACTGCCTATCTAAATTTAGTATTTCTACGTCCATTACAATAACCCCTTATCTTTTAGAATTTCATAGTTCGCTGCGTGTGCGTCTTCTATTTCTTGTTTGCTTTGCCCGTGGTACGCAACAGCGAGGTGTTCTGTAACTAGGGCAGCGTTGATTGAAGTTCTGGCTGATATAAATATTACTCCCAAGAATCTTCCAAACTTACCTTTCTCTTTGGTCTGGAGTTTGTAGGTTCCTCCGACGTGCAGTACGTCTTCGACAAATTTCTTTGCCAAGAGTCCGGC